CCGTAAATCGGCACGCCCAGCGTTGCGTTTTCCTCCCGCCCCAACACGCGTCAGCTCAATCGTAAAAGCCATATGTGGCACTCCTTTTCTTCCGTTCACCTAAACCAGCCGCACGTCACAGCGACGCCGGCCCACACCGATACTCACATTCCCCACCCGCCACCTCGCGCCCCGTCTTTTCGATTAGCCCGGCACGCCGCAGCTCGGGCAGCCGCTTCGACACCGCGGCCACCGTGATGCCGGCCCGCCGTGCGATCTCCGTCTGCCCCGCAGGTCCAGCCGCCAGGGCCTCGAGCACCAGGCGACGATGCCCGGCCACAGGCGCCCGCTGGGCGGCCTTGTGCGACGTTGGCGGATCCATCCGCCTGGCCGCCGCGAACAGCGGCAGCACGGCCTCGGGCTCGCGGTAGTAGTCGCTCACGCCACCACCTCCGCAGCCTCTCGCAACTTGGCCGCCTGCTCGAGCAGCCTCCGGCCGATCTCCTCGATCTCGCCGGCCATCGAGGCCTCGGCATCGACGGCACGTGCGTGCCACTGCGGAGAGATCCGGTGCCTGGTCTCGCCGCACTCGACCCACTGGCCGCACTCGGACACCGTGCCGGAGTACGTGCTGACGAACACGCCTTCGATGGTCACACGATCAGCCCGCCATGCCTTGTAGACCGTCATGCAATTCGTGCTCCGTCCGGTAGTGCCTTGCCCATGTACTGCAGCTGCACGACGCCGTCCCGCTGCACGAGTCGGTAGTGGTGCAGCTGCCCGCTCCACGGCATGTCCAGCCTGGCTGGGTACTGCTCGCCACGCCTCGGCGTGTACGGCATCCCGTCCCACGGACCGCCGTAGAACTGGATCGTGCGGTCGTCGTCAAAAAGGGATGTCGTCGGCATCGCTGTGCTCCGTGAACTCGGCGTGCGCCTTGGCCGCCGGCGTCCTGGCCGGCGCCCGCTTCGGCTTCGCCTCGGCCGGCGGCAGCGGCTTCTGTGGCGACGCATGCCACCTGGTGATGCGCTGGTACTCGGTGCCCGTGGCCTGCGCCACCTTGTTCTCGATCTCGACGGTGGCCACGCGCCCGACCAGCGACTGCTCGTCCCAGTCCTCGCCACGCTTCGGTGGCGACACGCCAGCCGACCGGCACACCGCCTCGAGCAGGCCACGCCACCGCAGGTTGACGATGGCCTCGACCGGGTAGTACCCGGACTTGCTCCACGTCACGACGAGCGACGTACCCGTCGGGTTGTCGTCCGCGATCTTGAACTTGAGGTCCTTGATCTCGGCCTTGACGATGTCGCCCGTGTGCCGACCCGTCGGCACCTTCTGCGTGTGCCCGTGGTCCACGGCGGCTCGTGGCTCCTCGTCCCAGTTCCACCACTGATCGAAATTCATGACTTGATCTCCGGTTCGTGTGCCTTACCGACCCTCACGCGGAGCGGCTCCAGCAGCTCCCGCACATGCTCGACAGCCTTCGTGCCCGAGATGCGGCGGACGTGCCACCGCCGCACCACCTCGGCCACCTGCTGCATCAGCTCCTCCGACTCCGCACGCTTGGCCGTCCACGGCGGCACGTCATGCCACGCCATCGATCACCTCCTGCGGCTCGATCGCGTCGTGCCGCTCCTTGACCAGTACTGTCAACGCCTCGCACTGCTCGGCCGTCAGCTGGCCGTCGGACAGCAGCGCGTCGATGCGGTCGCCGATCTTGCCGAGCGTCCGCACGCTCTTGGCCTCGGCGATGTACTTGACGACCTGGTCGTACAGCTCGGTGTCGATCGGCTTGGCCCCGGTGCCTGTGAACAGCGGGGCCAGGGCCTCGATGGTCATGGGCAGCTCTTCGCCCAGCCCATACCGGTTCTTGGCGTCGTAGGCCGCCGCACGCTCGGCGTAGACGACGCGGTCCTTGCCGCCGATCGCCTTCCGCTTCCCGTCGCTGCCCTCGATCAGCCGCATGCGGTAGTTGGCGAATAACAATGCGTCCGCCCATTCCTTGACGATCGGGCTGACCTGCTTCGACAGCCGCAGCTCGTACCGGTCGTAGCCGTCCGTCTGGTCGGGCGGGCTCGTCCGCTGCACCTTGGCATGGGCCACGAGCAGCACGTGCAGCCCGGCACGGTGGAGGTTGTCCAGGCCCTCGACGAACCGCCCCATATGCTCGGCCACCACCGTGTAGCCCTTGCCGAAGCCGTAGTCCTCGATCGACTTCTTGCCGTCCTGCTTGCAGACGAACTCGACCAGCGCGCGCTCCGCCCAGTCGATCGAGTCGATGACGATCGTCTGGTAGCCGTGCTTCTCGACAGCCAGCTCGGCCACCGCGCCCCGCAGGCTCGGCCAGTCCTGGCAGGCGACACGGTCGACCTCGAGCTGCTTGGTGCCGTCCTCGGTGTCGAGAAACAGCGGCGTCGGAAACTGCGCCGCCAGCGTCGTCTTACCGATGCCCTCGACGCCGTAGAGCACGCACCGCACCGGTGCAGCCTGCTTGCCTTTCACGATCTTCACTTCATGTCCTCCTCTTGGGTTGGCTCGTCCTCGTCCCATTGATCCATCGCAATCCGATCGAACACCTCGCCGCGGAAGATGTCGACACGCTGTGGCGCTCGAAACGCCAGGCGGACGACGTTGCCGCGGATCTCCTGCACCACGATTTCCATCCGTGCATGCGGCACGACGACACGCTCGCCCTCCGCTCGACTGAGCACTAGCACGTAGCCCTCCTTAGCGCGGCCGGCCGCACTCCGTCACGACCGGCTCGCAAACAAAACCATCCGTGATCAGGCCAGCGATCCGTCGCCGACCTCGCGTCCTTGCGTATCGCCATCGACGAAGAGGCTCTCGCCACGCTCGGCGCGGCGACACATCTCCTCGACCTTGTCTTGCGTGCCCGGCGCGGCCGTCGTCGGCTCGGCCGCGTCCATGGTCGCGCCGATCTCGTCGCGCACCTCGATCAGCTCGTCGATCGTCACCGTCAGCGCGTCGTAGAGCAGCGTGCGGTCGCCGCGAGCCGCGCGGGCCTGGTACGTCTCGCCAGCGTTGGACTGGCCGCCGGCCTTCGACGGGTCGCCGTACAGCCGCACGATCGCGCACAGATGCGCGTGGCAGCGGGCCACGCGGTGCAGCCACGTCACGAGAAGCTGGCAAGCCCGAGATCGGATGCGTGTACGACGGTTACGCTCGCTCGCCGCTGCCCGGCTCTCCTGCGCCGCTCCTGCTCGGACCAGCGCGACTGCACCTCCGAGCACCGCTGGCGAATGGTCGCCTCGTCCGGGTCCTTGGGGCCGGGATGTGGGTCCGTCCAGCCGAGCGCCCGTAGCCGGCGCGAGATCGACGAGGTAGTCGACCCCGTAATTGCGGCGATGCGCTCCAATGGCATAGCCGCTGCCCACTCGAGGAGCTGCGTATCCGTGACGTGCGCGAATCCGCGGCCCATCGGCAACACCGGTCGGCATGGCGTATCCCTCCGCCTCACGCCGTCGTGGCGTGACGGGGGCGGATAGTAGGCCACGCCTAAAAACCCGTCAAGGCGAGTTTTTAGGTGACACGGAAAAATGAAAAACTGGGCTATTGCCGCAGTTTGTCGAGGGGGACGCCGAGCGCGTCCGCCAGTCGGCAGGCCGTTTCCATCTTGGGCTTCGTCTGGCCCATCAAGAGCTGCCACATGGACACGTAGCTGATGCCGATCTTCTCAGCCAACTCGCTGCGTGTCAGGCCTCGCTTGGCGGCCATGGCCTCAACTCGGAGGCCCCACTCGCTCGGAACCCTGTTCCGTGGCCGGCCGCCGGAAGGCTTGCTGCGGCTGCTGCCAGGTTTCTGCCTGCGGGTGCCCTGTCCTGGCATGAGCGCTTTGCCTTCCTTGGCGTAGATCCCGATGGTTCCAGTGGGCCTACCGGGGACAGGGTTGCGATCCCGTCGGGATTGCAACGTTTGTAAGTGGCGGGGACAGGATGAAACCCCGCAAAACCGGCCGACCCGCACAGCCCGCACGACCGCACTCCCTTCCACGGACGGAGCACACCCGCACGGACGCGTGACCTATCCCTGAGCAGGA